ATGCCTCAGAAACTTGTTTGGACGGGTCCTCGCGACGTGTTGATTAAGCGGATGCGTGCCGGCCGCGCCTCCTGGGACGCGATTGCGGCGGCGCTGCGTATCAGTCGCAACGCGGCGATTGAGCGCGGCCGTCGGATCGGGGCGCGGCTGCCGGTGGCGGAACTCTCGCCAATCGTCGAAGACCCAGACCGCCCACCGCTGCCGCCTGGGCATCCGACAACATGGGGACTGATTACCGCCGGCACATCACTCGAAGGCGAAGCCTATGTTCCGCCGCACGCCTGGCCCAAGATTCGACCCGCGAAGGGCCAGGTTCCGGCAGGTTTTGAGAACAAATCATGAACAAAATCCGCTGCGATATAGCCGGAGACCGTTTGGAAGGAGCCGTTATGGACAGTGCTTGGTCGCGTGTTGGAGAGATTGCGGGCGGTCGCCTCGCGGACGGCCTGATTGACCGGGAGATCGCGATCGTGCGCCTGGAGGAGGCGGGGCGAACTTTGCTAGCGCTGCCGGCAAGAGGCTACAGCACAAAATTGCGTAGTTCGTCACTGGATATCGTGCGGTCAGTGATGGAGGGATATGGGTGGGGAGAGCGAACGGTGGTGCCGGCGATACCGCCGGCTGCACAGATTACGCGCATGGACGAAGCTCTGGCGTGGATCTCGTTCATACCGCTCGAGCGCTATGTGTTGCGGCGTGTTGTCGGGGCTCGGGCGCTTGTGCATCCACTGACCGGCCGATATCTCTATAGTTGGCGCCGGCTGGGCGGATTGCTTGGCGCCGACCATAAAGCCGTTCAGCGTTGGCATGCGCTCGGCGTGGATATGATTGTCAGCGCGGTGAATGAGCGCCGGCTACGGCCAAGCTAAATCGGAAATGATGACGAATGAGACCAATCGATGGAACCCCTGATCGGTGTCATTGCGAGGCGCCCTTACCTGCGCCGAAGCGATTCATGGCCCCAGCCCCGGTGCGGAGGCCCTGGATTTCTTCGGCCATAGGGCGCCTCGCGATGACGCGGTGAGTCATTGGTTCGGTCGGTTGGTTGGACAATCGGTTGGGACAGTATGGGGCTGGCGAGCGACAACGCCACGGCGGACGGTGCCGCTGCGGCGTTTGTCAACCATGACAGCCTATGAGCGCGTGAGGATGACGCGGGCGAGACCACGTGATAATATACCCAATTCTCGGGCCGCACCCTTTGAGAGATCGATCACCCGGGAGCGCAAACCGAGCCGGTCGTTTATTGTTACGACGACTGATTCTGCGGTCCCCTCGAGGGTAACACGCACCCGCGTTCCCAACGGAAGCCAGGGATGCGCAGCGGTCATGGCATTTTCGTCGAAGCGACTGCCGCTGGCAGTCAGCTTATTATAGCGATCGGCGCTGTACCATGACGCTACCCCCTTAGCAAGAATCTCGCCTCTTGTTGCCGGTTGCTCGGCCTGCTGATCGCGCGGGGGATCGGCGTCTGTGGTATGCGAAGCCACGGGGATCTGGGTTGCCACATTTTGAACAAAATTGTTAGTCTCAATCCTTCGTGGTGGCTGCTGGATGCGGCGGATCAGCGCATATCGACGCGCCGTGGGGTGGCCTCCTGCGCTCTGGCGCCGGGTGTGACGCGATGCGTCAGATCGCCCGTGCGGCTGATGTTCTTTGCTGACGATGTGAGGCTGATGATCGGCCGCCCGCGCAATGCCGGTATGGAAGAGCAAAGACAGCACAGCGCCTTTTAGCAGGAAAATCCCATAACGTCTCGCTCGTTGGCGGTATCGCGGCGATCGCAAGCAGTCGATATTGATAAAGCCGATATTGGTGGTTTCAGCGAACATTCAAACTCCTGAACTCAGGCCTCATTGAACGGCGCGTGGGCCAATCGAGCAAACATACAGCCTAACAGCGTGTGTGACGTCAAGCCGAAATATTCCGCGGCGGTTCGATGCCAGTCAATCAGATTTTCCAACGCACGGACAGCGCGGCGCTATCGCGACCGCACCTTTTATACGCTTTTTATTTCTGCTGCATTTTCCGTGGCTTTTGTCGGGCAACATTTCTTGTCGGCGCATTTGTTTCAGACGGCTTTCGTTTCATCGAGACGGCACATGCAAAGCCGAAGCCAACGCCCCACGCGGTCATGGCGCGACGCGGCGACGGATTACCAGCGATCGAGAATGGCACCATTGCGGACCGATCATGGCGCTTGCCATCGATCGGATAGGAGATTTTTCTGCTTGCGATAAGAAAAAAAGCCTTCCCACACGCCCCAGAAATTCCTATAACTCTTGGCATGATGACGCGATGTGCGACGCGATGCCCATTGTCTCTCGGCACGCCTCTGGGTGTGCCTCCATGGCGGCATCGAGGGAAATCGCCTTGAGCGATGATCCGCCCCCAACGACTCCCCTGGCGGTCCTGCTGAATTTGATGCGCCGGAAATGGCAGGAGAAAGATTGGGTCGGCGCGGCGGAGATGGCGCGTGCTGCCGCGCCATATATGCATCCCAGACTGGCGACCGCCGCGTCCCTAAATCCTGCGTTGCCGGAGGCAAACCTGCTGACCGATGCTGAGCTTGCGCGATATCTGGAACAACTATCGTGCGGAGAACGAGTTACGAGAGAAGATTCGGACCTCGCTGGCTGAGTGGTCGCGCTTTGCGCTGAGCCCGCTCGCCCAGCAGCCGGCCCGCCATCACCTGAAGCTGATCGAGGAGTTGGAGGCTGTCAGCCGTGGGGAGGTGGATCGCCTTATTGTACTGATGCCGCCGGGAGCGGCGAAGTCCACCTATACATCGGTATTGTTTCCGGCATGGTGGTTTATCCAGCATCCGAACAGTTCAGTAATAGGGGCCTCGCATACGGCGGACCTGGCGGCGCATTTCTCCCGGCAAATCCGCAACATGGTGAAAGAACATTCGCTTCGACTGGGATATGCTTTGGCGGCGGACCAGCGAAATGCAATGAGCTGGCGTAATGACCGGCGGGGTTTCTATCATAGCGCCGGCGTTCGTGGCCCGATCGTTGGTCGTCGCGCTGATCTGGTTATCATCGACGATCCGATAAAATCTCAGTCTGAGGCCGATAGTATTGGTCAACGTGACAATGTCTGGTCATGGTATCGATCCGAACTTATCCCGCGGTTGAAGCCGAGGGGGCGAATCGTTATCGTTATGACGCGATGGCATGAAGATGATCTCGGCGGCCGTTTGCTGCAAAGCAGTGAAACCTGGAGGAGCCTTTGCCTGCCGGCACTGGCGCTGGCCGAAGATCCGCTCGGGCGGTCGCCCGGCGAGCCAATTTGGCCCGAATGGGAGGATTTGGCTGCCTTGTTACGTAAACGCGACATGCTCGGTGAGCGCGCCTGGTCGGCGCTGTTTCAGCAGGATCCGCGTCCGGCATCGGCAGGCATTTTCACCGTCGAACGGATCGCTTTTCTTGAGGTCGAACCGGTCAACGATGGCTTGACGGTTCGCGCCTGGGACCTGGCGGCGACGAGTTCCGGCGCCGGTCGAAATCCGGACTGGACGGTCGGGTTGAAACTGATGCGCTCGGCCTCCGGCCAATTTATCGTGCTCGACGTGATGCGATTGCGTGGCGGCCCGCATGAGGTGGAACAAGCCATCGTCTCCATGGCGGCACGTGATGGGTCGAGCGTGCCGATCGGCCTGCCGCAGGACCCGGGCCAGGCGGGTCGGGCGCAAATACTCTACCTCACGCGCAAGCTTGCCGGGTATCAGGTGAGGGCGTCGCCCGAGAGCGGGCCGAAGCTGACGCGCGCGATGCCGGTTGCGGCGCAGTGCGGCGTCGCCAACCTTGTCGTGGTCCGGGCGCGGTGGAATGCGGCATTTATCGACGAGCTGCAGGTGTTTCCAAACGGCGAAAAAGACGACCAGGTCGATGCACTGAGCCGGGCATTTGCCATGCTGACAGGGGGCGGCGCACCAGCGCGGATGCTGCGCCTGCCAATACTGGCACGATAACGCGGGGGAAGCGATGTTTGGGAACATAGCCAATAGGGTGCCGCGGGATCAGGATTATCTCGACCGAACCTGGCGGCTCGACTGCCTCCGGCGGGTGCTCAATGGATCCTTATATGAGTTGCTGCCGTATCAGTTTCATCAAGAGCGGATCGGCACAGGTGGCGACGGCGAGTATATACCGATCTCAGAACGACAGCCGTCGGTGCGGTATGGGATGTGCCGCATGGTTGTTGAAGACAGCGTGGCATTGCTGTTCGGCGAGGGGCGCTTCCCGACGATTGACGTCGACGACCCGACCGCACGAAAAATATTGGGCGACATCGTCAAGGAAACCTTGCTCAATCGTGTAATGCTCGAAGCGGCCTTACGCGGATCAATCGGATCCGTCGTTATTGTGATGCGGGTCTTGCGTGGCCGGCTGTTTTTCGAAGTGATGGATACGCTTTATCTGACGCCGGAATGGCAGGACGAGGCGCCAGACACACTCGCTAAAGTGGTGGAGCAGCGTAAGGTCAAGGGTAGCGCGCTGATTCAACAAGGCTATAGTATTGATGATGACGACATACAGACGGACTTCTGGTTTGTGCGTTCGTGGGACACGGACTCTGAGACCTGGTATTTGCCCTGGGCGGTGGGTGACACTGATAATGCGATGCGGAAAGACCGGGATCGCTCTGTCTGGCACCGGCTGGGATTTGTCCCGATCGTGTGGATACGAAATCTGCCCGGCGGGGATGCGGTCGATGGCGCTTGCACCTTCCGCGCGGCGATCGAGACCAATATTGAAATCGATTATCAGCTGTCGCAGGCCGGTAGGGGCCTGAAATATAGTTCAGACCCAACTTTGCTACTCAAAGAGCCGGCAACTTCGGACGCAAATCTGGTACGTTCGAGCAGTTCAGCCATAATTGTCAGCGCCGATGGCGATGCAAAGATGCTCGAGATCAGCGGCACCGCATCATCAGCGGTGATTGAATATGTCAGAACACTGCGGGAAATGGCGTTGGAGAGTATTCACGGCAACCGAAGCAATGCCGATCGCGTTTCGGCGGCGCAGTCCGGTCGAGCGATGGAGTTGCTGTTTGCGCCCTTGATCAGCCTGGCCGACAACTTGCGGGTCAGCTACGGCGAGGACGGCCTGCTGCGGCTGATGCGAATGGTGATCAAGGCCTCGCACCGATTCGAGTTGAAAGTTTTTGGTGAAGCGATTGCGGCATTGCCGATGAATGCGCGGCTTTCACTTAAATGGGGACCATGGTTCAGCCTGACCTTGGCGGACAAAATGCAGCAGGCGCAGGCGATATCCGCTGCGACAGCAGCGGGTGTAATGAGCCGCGAAACGGCAGTGAAGGAATTGGCACCGACCTACGACGTCGAAGACGTTTTGGGGGAGCTTCATCGGATCGGGGCCGATCTGGCGGCGCTAAATGATTTACATCGTGAACCGCGGTTGGACGCCCATGCTGGTTTGTAGCTGTCGTGGTTTGCCTCGTATGTTGAAGAGCGTGCGCCGCGCACAACGGCAAATCTTCGACGAGAACGAAATGACTTGTTTTGGGAGAATTTGATGTCTGATGCGACGGGACCCGCTCCAGAGGCGGCTGATCCAGATGCTTTGGTAGAGGTTGCGGATACGCCGCGCGAGCCGACCACGTACGAGAAAAAATTGCGTACCGAGGCACGGCAGCACAGATTGCGCGCACTTGAAGCGGAACGGCAGCGCGATGAGGCGATTGCCGCCGCGCGACAGGACAGCGAGCGGTTGGTGGCGGGTGTGCAATCCGTCGCCAATGAGCGCGTGGTGCGCGCCGAATTGAAGGCGCACGCGATCAAGGCCGGCATCGTCGATCTGGACGGTCTGCGGTTGATTGATCTGTCCGGCGTTCGGCTGAATGAGGCCGGCGATGTCGAGGGTGCCGAGTCACTGATAGCAAGTTTGCGTTCGGCGAAACCCTGGCTGTTTGGCCAGGCTTCGAGCACCAGCACGGCCAGGCCGCCATCGGAGCAGTCGCCACGCGCCAAACTCGCATCGGAGATGAGTGTTGACGAGTGGCGGACCGCGCGTCGGGAAATCATCAAGCGCCGCTGAGACGCTGCTCCGGACATCCGGAGCCATCAATGCCTATCGGGGCAAGACGCCCAGGGGCTCCCAAACATGAAAGGGGATCCCAATGGGCATCAGTAATTTTCCGCTTGCACTGCAACCAATCATTCAGCAGGGGTTTTTGGAGCGCGAGTTCGAGACCGCTCTGCGCTCGCGGCTTGGCTATCGGGCCATTGCCGACCGGGAAGAATTTGCCATCGGAATTGGTGAAACGCTGACCAAGACCCGGCCAGGTCTTAAACCGAGCGTTACCACGCCGCTGAATGCCTCGACCAACACAAATCTCGACAATGGTCTGACGCCGACGTACGAATCGGTCGAGCAGTATACGATTTCAATCAATCAATACGCCGCAACGACGGATTTAAACACCGTCACCAGCCGCGTTGGCATCGCCAGCCAATTTCTGCTCAATGCGGCGATAAACGGTGAGCAAGCGGCCCGAAGCCTGGATGAAATCGCGCGCAACGCCCTGTTTGCAGCGTATTTCGGCGGCAATACAAGGGTGACGCAGACGCTGGCCACCGCGGGCCCCACGATGATGGTCGACGATCTACGTGGATTTCAGTTTGTGCCAGGTTTTGCAGGTCTGGGAAGCGTTGCGACCGGCTCTACCTCACCGACGATGGTTGCTGTGTCGAGCAGTGCGACACTGACGGTTGCGGTTGGCAGCAACTTATACACCTGCATAGGCTTGACGGCCGACACAGTGAACATTTCAACCACGCCCGGAGGGATCTCGGGCACGCTGACGTTCTCAACCAGCGTCAGTATCAGTGACGGGGCAGCAGGCAACGCAGTGCAGGCCGCGAACGCCAGTGTGATCGTGCGGCCGAACGGGCGCAGCAACACGTCGATCCTGCAATCGACCGATACGCTATCGATGTCCAATCTGCTCGATGCGGTGGCAAAGCTGCGGCAGAATGCAGTACCGGAGATCGATGGTGTCTATAACTGCTATCTCGATCCGGTGTCGGCACGGCAATTATTCTCTGATCCGGACTTCAAGCAGTTGTTTCAGGGTGCGACATCGTCAAATGCCGTTTTTCGGCAGGGTATGACCAACGAATTCCTTGGCTTGCGGTTTATGCCGACCACAGAGGCGTATGTGCAGGCGCATCCGACAATCGCCAATCTCAATGTGCGGCGGCCGATCATCTGTGGGCAGGGGGCGCTGATTGAGGGCGATTATGCCGGTATGACGGCCGCGGAGGTAGCGCCGGCGGACAGCATCATCACCATGGTTGACGGTGTCGCAATGGTGACGCGCGAACCGCTCGATCGCCTGCAGCAGATTATCGCGCAGTCCTGGTACTGGATCGGTGGCTACTGTGCGCCGACCGACATCAATACCAGCACCAGCAACATACCGACCGCTACCAACGCTGCCTATAAGCGTGCCGTGATGATTGAGCACGTTGGCTAAGCGGAGGAAAGCCATGGCAAGCAGCACCGGCACAAAAACAGCCGCCAGGCAGGAGGCCCCCAAACTCCCGACGCCGGCGGCCGGGTTGCACGTCTTTGTAGCAATGCAGGATTTCGCCATTCAATGGCGGGGCTGCACGCTCAGTTACCGCGCGCGGACCCGCTACGCAGTTGAGAGTCCGCTCAAAGCCGCGCTGCTGGCGACTGACCGCGATATTGTCTGGGAGAGTTAGATGTTGGGTGATATTTATCACGGCGACCAGACAACCACGGCGGACGTTGTGTCGGGTGCGACCGACTCAGAGCTCTCCGCCTCCGCAGCTGCGACCGTCGCCAATGGCAACGCAGAAGCGCCGGTGTATGTGTTCACCGCCAATTATTCATTCGTGTGGCAGGGACAGACGTTGAGCTTCAGAAGTGGGTTTCCGTATCAGCTCGATGCAGCCCTGCTCGCAGCGCTGGGAAAGCAGAACGCTCCGATTGTGGCCGCCTGACATGGGCACGGGATCCGTCCAAGCGTTCCAACCAGTTGCCACTGTGGCACTCTCTGCGAATGCGGTCATTGCGCAGTCCGCCACGATCGTGCGAACGGCACCGATTTTTTCCGGTGCAAACAAAATGATAACAAATTTGGCCAATGTCGTTCCGGCGGCAAATCCTTATAGTATTATCTCGGAAGGCGAAAACGTACTCGTATACAATGACACCACCGACGTTTGTTTCGTCGCCGTTGGCGGAACCGGAACGGTTGCGGATTTCACCGGATTTCCTGTTCCCCCAAATGGGTCCAGATTAATTGCGTTCGGTCCGTATTGTACTATCGTTTCTGTCATTAGCAACAGTGTCAACGCGGGAACCATTTTTGTTACCGTTGGAAATGGAACACAATACTAAATGTCTGGCCATTTTAGCACGCCAGCGAGTGGTAGCTCTGGCAGCGGCTCCGGCGGCGGATCTACGACAGTAACCACTGCTATTGTTACTGTTGCCAACCTGCCGGTAGTACAGCCGGTCACCGGGACCGTTACAGTAGCCAATCCCGGCTCGGTTGCGAATACAGTTACCGTTGCCAATCTGCCTGGCACGCAAGCGGTTTCCGGCACGCTCGCTCTGTTTGGTGGCACTGTCGGGGTAACGCTGCCCAGTCTGCCGACCGGTTCAGCATCAATCGGCAATGTCGGGGTCATCGGCCCGGTCACAATTGCCAATGCAGGCAATTTTGCCAGCGCCAGCACCGTTACGGTATCAAATTTTCCTGCCGTCCAGGCGGTGGCGGGCACGATCGGAGTAACGCTGCCGAGTCTACCTGCGGGTGCTGCATCGATTGGTAATGTTGGAATCATCGGCACAATTCCGGTCAGTATCGCCAATCCAGGGACTTTCATTGCAAGTGTGGCGAGTACCGTTACCGTCGCCAATATTCCAAGTATACAGACTGTTGCGGGCACGATTACGATTGCCAATCCCGGAACCACTGGCGGCAGCGTCAGTATCAGCGGCACAGCGGCGGTTGCAGGCATTGTCGGCGTCTCGGCGTTGCCGGCGCTGCCGGCCGGCTCGGCCTCGATCGGAAATGTCGGAATTATCGGAACGATCCCGGTCAATGTCGCTAATCTTACGTCGCTCAGCGTCGGCGCGGTCACCGTTGCAAACCTGCCCAGTATACAGGCCGTCTCCGGAACCGTTACTGTCGCCAATCCCGGAACGATAGGCGGCACGGTCAGTATCGCCGGCACTGCGGCGGTTGCGGGAACTGTTGTTGTCGGAAATCTTCCCATTGTGCAGCCCATCAGCGGCACGGTCACGGTCGCCAATCCGGGAACCTTGGGCGGCAACATCAGCGTCACGAATTTCCCGGGGACGCAGTCTGTGGCGGGGTCGGTGGGTATTTTGAGCCTGCCGGCTTTGCCCGCGGGATCGAATACCATAGGTTCCGTCGCTATTGTGGGCACGGTGCCGGTCTCCGTAGCATCAGCCGGCACACAGACGGTGACGGGCTCGGTCTCGGTGACGAACACCGTGACGGTGAGCGGAACGGTCTCTGTCGCCAATCAGGGCACCATTGTCAGCCCGATCACGATTGCGAACTTGCCAGCTGTACAATCAGTCGCCGGGACAGTGGCGATTTCCTCAGTACCGAATGCTGGTGTGGGTTCGATCGGCCCCGTGCCGGCCGGCAGCACGACCGGCACCGCTCTGGGCACACTGCCGGGCAACGCGTCTGGCGCCAGGCTGTATTTGCCGGCCGGAGCGTCTGTAACATTCACGGTGGCGACAACAGCGCCGAGTTCGGCGCCAAGCACCATCGTCGTCTCCAACTCCACGACAGGCTACAATTGGGATGAACCATTGTCTAACGGGGCGATGATCTATGTCACCGCTACCGTTGGCCTGCCGCTGTTCAGGTGGCTATGAGCACCTGGTATTGCATTCAGCAGAACGGATACACCTCAGCCAGTCCGACTGCGCCGGTCGCTTCAACGCCCGGATTTATCCCGACCTCCGGCAGCACCGTCGCGGGCAGCATGCTCCAGTCCGGTTGGATCGATGTTTCAGGCGGTGTATGGAGCGTCAACTCCGCCGGCAACCTGGTCAGTGCGAACGAGACCGGCTATCCGCCGGTTGACAGCGCGCTGCTTCTGACCTCGCAGCCGATGGCGGATCAGCGTATACGGGTGGCATTTATTGCCGGGACGGGCTATACGCAGACATACGCGTTGCTGCGCCACAACGGCCAGACGACCGGCGCGTCGTGCTACGCGGCGAACTGCACCGGAAACACGCTTAACCTGTCGATATTCGTCAATGGCGCCTATTCAGGGACGCTGCCCGTTTCGCCGCCGAATGGCGGCAACGGCTCGGCATTTTCTCCTGGCACCACCTATATTCTTGATTTCAGTGTGACCACGACCGCGGGCGTGGCCACTCTGAGTGCATCCATTCTGACCGCCGCAGGCGGAGCCTATAGCCAGACCATAAGTTATACTGATAGCGGAACGACACTCGGCAGCTTCACCTCCGCCGCGCTCATCAGCAGCACAACGGGCGTCCCTGGCATCGGAACCTATGCCGGGGCCGGCACAGCCGTGGTGCAGGCGATTGGGGTGTTCACCGATCAGGCTCTTATAACGACCTCGTACCAGTTTTCCGGGCCGAGCTCGGCAGTTGTTGGGGTGACCGCCGGTCCATTTTACATCACGCCAACCAACGGCGTCTTCGCTGCAAACCAGACAATTTCACTCTCCGATGGCGCAGGCGGGACGTTCTCCCTGTCAGCGACCGGGAGCCCGACAGTTGGTTCTGTCACAGTGTCGGCCGGCGCTGCTTTGTCTGTGGTGTTTTATTACACGCCAGCCGCGTTCGGCCCGCATACGATTACGCCAACCAATTCAACGGTCAGCGGCTCTCCGGGCACGCTTTTGGTGACGGCCTCGCTTGCCTCACAATGGTATCCGCAGCTCAGCACCGTCACATTCACTGGCCCGGTCTCGGCCAATGCCGTAGCCGGGAGCACGTTGCAAAACGGGTGGATCGACAATGTCGGTGGCCAGTGGTCGATTACCTCGACCGGTCGGCTCGCGTGCAGCTCTACGGGGGGCTCAATAGGCGTGCAGGTGGCGCCGCTGCTGCGATCGGAACGATATGCTGATTACAACGGCCGTATCGTCGTCTCGGGGTATTACGTTGACCAGATTTTTGCCGTTGCCCGCCATAATGGATCGACCAGCGCTGCGGCAGCCTATCTGGGCGGCTACAACGGGGGATATCTGATCATCTATAAATTTTCGGGCGGATCATTTAACCCGCTTGGACAATACCCATCAACCGGTTCGCTCACCAGCATCCCGAACACGGTGCTTTACAGTATCGATTTTTCTGTCGTGCAGAGCAATAGCACGACCACGACGCTGACACTGTCGATGTATAATCCAGCGGTTTCGATCGGGGGCGCAGTGAGCAGCGGCAGCTTGATCGGCACGCTGGTGGTGACTGACACGACGACGGCGCTACAGGGAAATGCCACAAACGGCGCGGGCGCTCTGGGGATCGCGACATACGATCCGAGCGCGAACTTGGCCGTCATTCAATACGCCCAGATTTATTCCGACATCCCGCCAGCAGCCACAGCGTTCAACTTTACCTTGGCTCCCACAGGCGGGCCGCAAGGAGTGGCGCAGACCTTCACGGTGACACCAAACGGCGCACTGCCGGCGGCCGCCACCGTCACCATTTCTGCCAGCCCAACCGGCGGCAGCCTGAGTGCGACGACGCTCAGCTTCACCGCCGGTCAGACGGCGGGCAAATCGTTCACCTACACGGCTGCTGCGGTGGCCAGTGTGACGATCACGGCAATCGCGTCGAACGGCTTCGCCACGATCACCACGACTTTCGCCGCATCGGCCGGCCCGGTGACTTACAACGCCAACAACTCCTCATTCCAGTTCAGTCCGGGCAACTGGACCTGCGGGTCTGCCCGGACCGGGCAGACCTATCGGCAAAGCTGGAACAACGGCGCGTGGGTCAAATGCCAGTGGACAGCAGCCGCGACTAACCCATCGGCGGCAATACTGATTTCGTCGCCGTCATCAACGGCAGTGCAGCCACAAACGGGCACGCTGCAGACGGCGACCTTTGCCTATCTGCTCAACGGCAGCCTGCAGCCCGGCAACGCAATGCCAACGTCGGGCCAATTCCTTATCCCGGCCGGTATCATTGCGGGGCAGACGAACACACTACAGATATTCCTGCAGGCCAGCTGGCAGGCGAACCGTTGGCAATCTCTCAATGGGGTGACGAGCGGTTACACTCCGATCAATTACACAACGGTCGCCGGCATCGTGCTCGATGGGGGTTCAAATCCAGTCGCCTCGACTGTCAGCAATCGGCCTTGGGGATTGATCGTTGGCGACAGCATCACTGAGGGCATCGCCACAGACAGCAGCAATATCGGCGGTAATTTTCTACTCGATTATTCATACTACCTTATGCAAGCCCTGGATATTGCCGGTTATGACACGTGCATCAGTGCCTGTGGGTATAATGGGTGGCTGAAGCCGGGCGATTATACGTCGGACGTGCCAGCCTATTATTCCGTCACCGGCGGGACATATCAGCCCGGTCTGTCGCGCTGGAACTACATTGACAGCAACGTGTCAATTCTTGATAGCAACGGCCAGATCAGTGCCTACGGGGCGACCGGGACGCCACCGTCCTTCATCGTGCTCAACCTCGGGACCAATGAGGCACTCTATAACACGAGCACATCGTTGCTCGCGACCGACTTTTATACGTCGATCTATGGGGTGTTGCAGAAATTACGGGCGGCCGCGCCAGCTGCGATCGTTGCCGTCATAATGCCGTTTCCCTTCTACAATGCTGCGTTCTTCTCCGGCGCTGCGCCGATGAGTACATATGCAACAGCCTTGAGGGTGGCGGTTTCCAACTATCTCACCACCAACCCTGGCGATGGTAACACGTTTCTGATCGATCTCGGCCAAAGTGTAAGCAATACCGTCTATGCCAGCAACGGTCTTTACAGCAATGGTGACGTGCATCCGCTCGGGGCTGGCCATGCGTTCCTCGCCCCCAGGGTCGCCAGCGCCGTCTGTCGCGCGCTGAAAATCGCCGTTCCAACATTTCGACCATCCAGCTTCGTGCGCCTTTGACGCGCGTTACGAGCTCGCGCGTGTTGCGTGAGGGCCTGAACACTCCATGGAGACGAAAATGGCAAATACCAAAGACAATGGGCGCATTCGCGTCGGCGCTGGCTGCCGCATTGCGAAGGGTACCGTGACCAAAGACAGCGGCAAAATCCGCATGGGCGCGGGCTGCCGGATTACTCGAAGCAAATAAAGTCGTTTACTGGCGCCGGCCGGCCGGGTTTTGGCCGGTCGGCGGCAGCGCTTTTGAAAGATCTCGCATGAGCGGAACCACAGGCACTATTACAGATGCAGACAAGGTCGATGTGCGGCGATACTGCGGCTATCCGGCCTATGGTGCTGGGGCGACGGGTTTTCAGGGGTGGCGCTTTTTTCAAGCCTATGGGCTGCTTGAGTATCGCTTAAATAACATGAGTGGCAATGAAGTGACGGTTGTTGGCGGCTATCTCGCGACGCTGCGGCAACTCGAGACTGGGGTGCCGGGTGCAGCGGCGAATCTTGATACGGACAAGGCAGCAGTTTGGACACATAATCGCGACGAAGTACGTGACCGGACGGCCTTGTTCGACGACTGGCGCCGGCGGCTTTGCAGCTTTATTGGGGTGCCGTTCGGCCCAGGTCTGTCGACCGGCGCAATCCGGCTGGTGGTTTGATGGCCGATCTCAGTTTGCTTCAGGCGCGGGTCAATTACGGGCTCGGGATAGCTGCCAGTGTTGTTGGGCGGCCGGTGACGCAATATCGCCCGCAAAATATCCTTTCCCCTCTGGACAACTCCGCAGTCGTCTCTGTTTTTATGGCGGCTTTTGATTCAGAGGCCGAGTTACAGCTCTCGCGTCCGATTGGTGTCGGCAAGAGCGCCTTCTATCTGCTTGCGAACGCCTCGAATCTGGGCGTGGGTGACTACCTTATCGGAACGATGGGAACTTTTTTCATTGCGTCACTGGAGGATTTGCGGCCACCGTTGGTGATCCGCACCAATGCCAGTCTTTCTCTTGTGCGGCCGGTCACTGGCGCTAGTGCCGGACTGAATCCACCAGGTGGCGACAGTCTCGCAACAGAGACGACGATTTTCGCCGATTGGCCGGCTTCGGTGGCGATCGGGGGACGGACTGACCCAGGCGAGGTGGCACTCGCTGGTGATCTGAGGATGGGCGGATGGCAGGTCCTGCTGCCAGCAATATCTGGTGTCGAGATCCGGGGATCGGATATTCTGGTCGATCAACAAAGTTTGCGACGCGTTGTTATCGCAGCCGAATTGAGCGCGATGGGCTGGCGCGTCGAGACCGAGCAGGAGGCGTCGTAATGGCTGACATCTCCGATGTGCTCAACGCGCTTGCTGATCTCGTAACGACGTCGTTTTATCCGAACGGTACGGTTGACGCGAACGGAAACGCGATTCTCTCAACGGCGGGTACTGTCGCGAAGGTGATGCGGGGAACGCCCTTCGCCAAGCAGCTTGACGACGATCTCCGCGCTGGCACGATCAATGTCACGATCAATGAGCGAATGCATGTTGGTCGCACGACGACCAGGTTTTTTTCTGATTGGTCGGCTCAATCACTGTCAGAAGCAACAATTAGGACAGCAACGTCAGGTAATATGCTGACGCTTGGCGGGTCGGTCACACCAGGACAGGGGATTATGATCGTTGTCGACGGCCAGCCCTATGCCTATCAATTTCAGACCAATGACACGTTGGCGTCCATAGCTGCTGATCTCGCTGCTTCGGTGTCAGTGGATCAGGCGGCGACTGCGAATGGCGCGGTGCTAACTATTCCAGGTGCGCGGCGTATTACCGCAAGATCCGTGGTGACCGGCGTCGCAACACGGCCGACGCGCCAACAAACCGCTGGGTTGATGGTAAAAATATTTGCACCCAATTTCGAGCTTCGTGATGTCGCTTCCGCATTGGTAGACGCGTATCTGGCGACGGTTCCCCGCATGGTGCTCACAGATGGCACGGTGGCGATGTTGCGGTATTCGGGAACGACATACGATGATCAGACACAGAAATCTCTGAATTTCATACGTTGCCTTTTGTATCAGGCAGAGTACTCGACAATGCAGACGATGGTGGAGACGACGGTCGGCGTCATGGAAGCCGCGCTGATACCGAGAGCTCCAGGCGGGCAGCCAGGGCCAATGACCATTGCGACCGATGTTGGGCCGCCTGTCGGGCCGCGGCCATCCGACCTGAACGTCAATATCAAATCCAACGAGGTTATTGTCGATCCATATGGAAATCCGGAAATACGGCTATGAGTGGGACCTACATTCCAATTTCACAGTTCGCGACACAGCTGGCCGCTGGGGGGGCAGGTGCGGACCTCTCCTATTGGACGGCGACGACGGGAACGGGTGGAACGCCGCGCAGTCTCGCCGCAGCCTTCTCGGATGCGCCTTTTATTGAATGGTTTGGGGTCTGCGGCTTGGGTGGTGATGATACGGGCGTATTCACGAAGGCCGTTCAAAGCGGCATACCATTCTGCCTGGGGCCCAAGACCTACATTATCAACGGATCGTGGTCGAGCGGAGGGTTGCCACGTGTGCTCATTGGCGGCTATGCCGGTGTCTCTCGTTTATTGCGTATGGAAGCCGGAACGACCGGCGCTTGGGTCGGGTTTGAGTCGAACATCGTTGTCGTTTACGGCGTGATATTCGATGCCAATGGGAGCCAGGTGCAGGCGAACACCTGGAACGTACTGGTCGACGCCGGAGTCAGCCTGGCGGAATTTCGTGACTGTGCCTTCCGGAACAATAGCGGCGCGCTCGGGCGCGGGGTGGCGATACAGGGGCCGGGCAGCGACGATGGAACGGCATCTTACTGTTTCGCCGGGTGCGAATTCTCAGGAAACAGCTCGGACGGATGCGGCGTGTTCCGGGCGAGCAACGTGACCATCAGCGATAGCCGGATCTTCGGCAATGGTGGAAGCGGGATCGGTGTTGGGGTGAATGGCACCCCGACCGCCATCAATATGTGCCGGTCTTTGTTGATCAAGGGGAATCGTATTTTCAACAACGCGGTCGATGGAATTAATATTGGAACAATAAATCCCAGCAATGCGACCCCGCCCGTTTACACGCTTGGATCGCCGTCTCTTTCGCAGGGAAACGTCATAGAGAATTATATCTGGAACAATGCATCTTACGGAATTCAAGTTTATGGCGATTATATCAATGTCCACAGCAATCAAATTGTTCAGCAAAATCCGGCGGCGGGCGGGATTGTGATGACCGCTCGGTACTCACGGATCAGTCACAATATGCTCGATGTTGCCGGCGCGTATATCGGAATTGATAGTGGTGGATGCATCGACTGCGAAGTTTGCCATAATATTGTGGTGGGCCCGAATGTAGGTATTAATCCGGGCGGCTCACAATATGTATCAGTCACAGACAATAAAGTGATTGGCTGTACGACCGCTTTGACGGTTTACGACGTGGAGACGGATGGAAGCGGCTATTCGTTCCCCGCCGCCTTGTCCGGGCTGACGGTGGAACGCAACACGATCATTATAAGCGATAGCGGAACGGGTGTGTCCGTTTTTGATGGTGGAACCGGTGTTGCGGTTCTCGAGAACCGAGTTTTTGGCTCGGATATTTCAGTGAATCCCGATCAGGCCATAGTTTTGCGCAGTGGCGATACGTTGTTGCGTGGTAATACCTGGAACGGATTAGACCGTATTGACCTGTCGACGACTGACGCGAATATTCTGGTCGTTCCGGACATATTCGACAATGTTCGGGTGACGACAGATGGCGCTACGCTCGATAGTGTCGTTCCCAGCAGCCTGATAAGGTTTGCCGGCGAGATCAGTTTTGTCGTCGTGACGGCGCCAGGTTCAGGCTATACTCACGCGAGTGCCTTCATATCCGGAGTCGGTAGTGGTGCCGCGGTCACCGTTATACTGTATGCCGGAGAAGTTATTGGTTTTCGTGTGACTGAAAATGGTAGCGGTTATACCCAAGCCAGTACAAGTTGTGTTGTCATGGGCGATGGGGTTGGCGCACAGGCCAGTGTTGTTGTCGGCACGCCGGTGCAGTCTGGGCGGAAACTACGACTTCTTGCGCCCGGCGGCGCAACTATGAAGCAAAGCGGCGCGTTTACATCGCAACTCAACACAACCGCCAACGACCTTATCCTGGTTGCAAATTCCGTTGTAGATCTTGTTGAGACCGGTGGCGCCTGGCTGGTTACGGGTTTTTATCCTGCAGCCATATTGCAGCTTTCAGCGAATGGGAACGTTACGATAGCAGCGCAAATCGGCGCATCCCTGACGCTCAGCCCGGGAGCAGGTGGTTCGCTAACGATCGCAGACTTGCCAACCAGTGCTACTGGGCTTCCCGGTGGCGCAATCTGGCGTAGCGGAAATATTATTAATGTCGTTTGAGTTTTTGAGCGCAAGATGAGCGACGAAATTTATCCCATAATAAAACCTGGCAGATATTACGTAACAGCTGGAACTTGCAGCAAGTGTTAGAAACGGCGTTTTTGCTGACAAAAATCGTGGTTGTTTTGGGGGTCTCTTATGTATCACCTGGTTGTCCGTAATCCCTTTGGTGGCCTTGCCAAAGGTACGAAAATCACTGATCAAGCAACTGTCTTACAAATTCTCAGCGATCCGCATCGATCGTTATTCGTGGTTAAAACGGCTGTTGACGGTGAAAAAGACTCAAACACCGAGCCGTCGACGTCTTTGCTTGGAGGGGGGGCTTCAGCGTGACCGTCTTTACGCTTGGCAGTGTAAATACGGCGGCACTCTCAGTTCCTGGCAATTATGTTGCCATCGTACCGCCGCAAATCACCTACATCAATGGCGTGCCGACGGGAACGCTGGGTGTGGTCGGATCAGCGGCGTTTGGTCCGGTCAACTCACCGACCGTCGTTGGAACGTATGCCGAATATCAGCAGAAATTCGGATCACTGAACGCGCGGTCCCACGATATGGGGACGGCGGTCGCGATCGCCGTTCAGCAAGGATGCAATAATTTTCAATGCGTCCGGGTGACGGATGGAAGTGACACTGCGGCAACAATGGCAATCATTGTTGGCACCGTCGAAAGTTTTTATAATCTTGCCGGTGGATCTGGCTATACGAGTACGCCGACGCTTACGATCAGCGGCGGTGGCGGCGCGGGTGCCACGGCGTCCTGCACGGTCTCGGGTGGGGTTGTGACGTCGATCTACGTGACCGCTGGCGGGTCCGGTTACACCAGCAACCCGACGCTGAGCGTCAGTGGCGGCGGGGGCAGCGGTGCCAGTGCTTCGGCGGCAATCGGTGCGCTGACCTTGAACGGCAAATACACGGGCTCGGCACTGAATGGCGCCTCGGCGACGCTGACCACGGGGAGTGCGGTGGGAAGTTGGAAGCTCACGCTGGCATCGCCTCTACTTTCGACGCCAGAAGTATTCGATAACATTTTGGCACCGAATGGTCAGGCGATATGGGAAACGTTGCAGTCGGCGGTCAATAACGGGACACCGCAGCGTGGAGCATCTGCGCTGTTTATCGCCAGCAACCCAGGTGGTACCGGCGGGCCATTGCTGGGTGTGGTTTATACCGCATCCGGCGGCAACGACGGTGCTGTTAGCGTATCGACCGACACGTTGCTCGGCAGCGATGGCACCGTGCGGACCGGTATGTATGCACTTCGTAACACCGGCGCTTCGGTTGCCATGCTCGCCGATTGCGCCGATCCGACGGCCTGGAGTACGGAGGTTGCATTCGGGTTGTCTGAAGGCATTTATATGGTTGATACGACGCCGGCGGGCTCCTCTCTTTCGACAGCGAGTGTGAGTGGGTCTCCCTACTTGAAGTCGCAAGCAGGCATCGATAGCTATAGCATGAAACTTATCCATGGGGACTGGGTCTATTGGAACGATACCACAAACGGTTATGTTCGGCTGGTGTCGCCGCAAGCTTTCAGCGCCGGGCTGCTCGCAAATTTATCGCCTGAGCAGAGCACGCTGAACAAGCCGATGAGCGCGATTGTGGGGACCCAGACTTCCTATAACGGGAACGTCTATTCTTCAGCGGATCTTCAGGTGTTGGCAACCGCGGGGCTCGACGTTATCGCCAATCCCTGTCCGGGCGGTGCGTATTTCGGTGCGAATATCGGTCGAAATGCATCCAGCAATGCAGTGATACATGGCGACAATTATACGAGGTTGACGCAGTTTATTGCTTATACAATAAACGCCTGGATGGGGCAGGTTGTCGGCTTGTTGCAAAATCCGACTACCCGTCGGCAGGCGTTTTCGTTGCTTGATCAATTTTTCTTCAATCTCTGGCAACAGGGTATTATCGGCAATGCAGACGGTACTCAGCCGTATAGTATTGTTCTTGACGACAGCAATAATCCGCCCGCGCGAGTCGCTTTGGGATACATGCAGGCTAATGTCCAGGTGCAATACCAGAGTGTGATCGAATACATGCTGACCGAGATCGAGGGCGGTCAGAGCGTGCAAATTACACGCCAGGCGGTGGCGCCGGCGCTTTCCGCCTAATTCGAGGAGGTAGGTATGCCGATCAATAGCCTCAGTGTCGGCCGCGACGTTGTGCTTGATATCATCGATCCACAGAATGGCGGCATTCTCGCCTGGGCGACGATCACCGGCTTTCAATCCCGTCAGCAGACGAAACGTTTGCAGTCTATCGGCTTGGACGGGACGAACAACTTTGCGGAAATTCCACAGGGGTGGGAGGTGACCTTCAGTCTGGACCGAAGCACCTCTGTGGTCGATGACTATTTTGCTACGGTGGAAGACGGTTATTTCGCCGGCCTGAATTATGTCGGGATTCTGGTGACCGAAACGATTGCCGAGGTCGATGGATCGACGTCCCAATATCGGTATGAAAATTTGACCCTGAAACTCGCGGATGGCGGATTGAAAACCGGCGACAGCCTGGTGAAGATGAAAATCGAAGGAATGGCTAGCCGTCGCAGGAAAGTAACGTAATGGTGACCGTGACCATGCATCCGGCCGAACCGGAGCCGCCGCCGCCGCCGCCGGCGGCGAACTCGCCATCGGAGCATTTTGAGATCGTGACCGATGATGGTCGGATCATCGTCTCCAAACCCGTATTGAAGGTTCGGGAAGAAATGGGTTTGTCGGAATATCTTTCCGCGGAGACAAGAATGAATCCAGTTTGGGTGCTGTGGGCGACGGTTGCGTGCTGCGTCACCCATATCGACGGTGAAGCGATTCGTATGCCGAGCAGCAAGCTTCAGGTGGAGGCGCTCGTTGATCGGATCGGCGATGAGGCAATGCGCGCGCTGTTGGTCCGATATCGCCGCAACAGTGAGGCGCGGGAGGCGCGAATTTTGGCACGCGCAAAAAACTAGCGAGGCACCCTGGCTTCCGAGCCGCGTTATACCTCGTGTCGTGCGGGGTGCCGTATGAGACAGCTTTCGAAATGGATCCGGCAGAGCAATGGGCCGCTTGCGTGATTTTTGGTGAACTCGGGATGAACGCGCGTGCGCCGCTTCGGTATGACTGGACCAGACAGGTCTGGGATGGGGTTAATGGCGACTAAAATTGGCCTCAGCGACGTTTTGCGTCGCCTGCGGTTCTCTGAGAACGTGTTGCGCCGCGCGGCGCAGGGTGCCCTCAGCGAGGCAGCAGAGGAGATGCGTCGCAACATTGCACTTGATTTGCTTTCGCGTGATGCGCTAGCGAGCCGAGAGAGCAGGGGCAACGAAGCGGCTCTTGCTGCGGCCATCGCGGTGAGTATCGACGGCGCGGCAGCGGTTGTTGGCGTTCGTACTAATGGCGTCTGGCCGGAGCTCGCGGACATTGCTAAGCGGCTTGAGTTCGGTGAGGCCGGCGCCGAGGCTTTTCTGGCGCCCAGAGCTGCAGAGATGTCGGAGGCGGTGGCACGGGGAATGGTGCAGCACTGCATCAAGGTGTGGGTTGATCAGACTGCTGGCCGGGAGACGGTCGCGTGATCGAAGCATTCGAGATTGGCGTTGGTTTGGCTTTAGACACCGCGGCCGCCGAAACCGCCTTGAAAACCCTTTCTGTTCAAATGGCAAGTTTTGATGCCGCGATAACGCAACTACAGTCGCGTTTTTCCGGCATTGGGAATGCCGTCAGCGGATTCAATCTACCCAAATTCGACCAAGAGATACGCTTTGCGATATCTGACACGATGCACGGCCGGACGCCACCGAGCTCTGATACAGGGTCAGTCTATGGGATGACGACCCAAATTGGCCCGGCAAAGGGATCCTGGCAACAGTATTCTGATCCCGGATCGAACTATGAAGACTCGTTGTCGCCTCTGGGCGGAGGCATGAGCGTGCGGATGCCTCAATCTTCATCGGTTTTGACGGGAGTGGACGAGCGGTCCGAGAAGGCGGGGTCTACATCGAGCGTCGAAAATGGATTTGCTGACGAAGGGCCCTGGCGTAGAGGTACGACCGATGTCGGGTCCGCCGAAACGAAGGTTGGTGAGAACTCGAGTGATAGATCGTTCTCAGAGCAGGCTCCGCCATTTGTTGCGAATCCTTCCGATGTGGCGATCACAGGAGCCGCCTTTCCGTCTGGCGACATGGGTGGATTCCTTGATATCTGGAAGACGGCGGGTTTAAGTGGCGGCGCAGAAGGTCTTTCCACCAACGCGAGCGACCGGCGGGTTGTCACCGTCCCAGAAGTAAACGTAAACCATCAAGGGCCGGATGTTTCGCGAACCACGGGCGATCTATCGTCGGCCATTTCAACCGCCATAGGCAGTGATGGTGCTGCCGCTCCTTTCGCTTTTGATCAGTTAGACTCTACCATAGGGGAGTTGGTAAAGCGTTTGACTGATTATGCTGCGGGTTCCGTTACTGGGGCGACGGCCGGCTCTGGCGTCGTGCCCGGCCTGCTCTCAAACGGAACCTGGCTTGACGGGGTTCAGGCGCAGGCTGGACGAGAATCGGAGTCGAAGATAGGCGGCGGAGCCGTGAATGGGCTGCATAGCCTGGAACCGGATGAGCTCAGATCGTTCGTCGATGCGGCAGTGCCACCCGCATCTTGGCAGAGGACCATGGTGCCACCAGTTCCACACGAATATTTGGATTTGAACGGCTCCGGCGGAGCCGCAGCAGAACCGGGATCTCAGGCGACCACGCCGACCGCGCGGGGAAACGGCGGGGCCGAAGACTTGGAATCAGGCGGCGGGGTTTCGCTTGTTGTGCATACCAGCGTCGAACTTGACGGAGATGTTATAGGTCGTGCAGTCGGAGAACGCATGATTGCCTGGATGAACGGGCCTTTGGGCGGTAATGGTGCGTTTGATGCGCGGCGCTCCTATACACCGATTGAGTCATAGGACGTGCCCGACACATTTGTATCGCTGGGTGGCTACACTTTTTCAAGTTGGGGCGTGCCAGAGCGGATCAATGGTGGGGGGCGTCAGCGCCTGGCGATTCATCAGTTTATCGGCGGAGGGCGGAGCATTGATGTGATGGGCTGGGTACCCGAACAAATCAAATTCTCAGGGCGCTTGCGGGGGGCGAATGCGTCTCTCTCCGTGCGGTTGCTCGAGACGCTCGCGCGGGTCGGGGTGCCTGTCGTATTCGGCTATTGGACCAACCGCTACCAGGTCGTCGTTTCTAAACTTGCTTGGAGCTTTGAAAGATTCTATGAGATCACCTATGAGTTGACACTCGAGGTTTTGACGGATCTGACGCAAGATGCTTGGCGGAATATTACGTTGAGTGTCGATGGTGCAGTCAATAGCGACTTAAGTTATGTTCAGAACGTAACGGCGCAGGTGCCACAGTTGACGTCTGGAATTGTCGCTATTACGGCAACTCTGGGCTCAATTGGTAGCCTGCGGACGGCGACGGCGAGGAGAGTTGCGCCGGTGGTTGATGCAGTGTCCAATGTTATCGCGATAGCGAGTAACTTACAAGTATCATTGGATGCCGGCTTACCGGTCGCAGCGGCAGGCCAGGTCATTGCCGGGGGGAATCCCGGCGCTATGGCGGCTGCGTTACTGACGGAGGCATCGGTAATGGCGCAACTCGCAGCGGCGGTATCTGCGGTGGCTATTATGACCCGTGTCAAGTTAAACTTGGTCTCGATCGGACAATGAGCGGCACAAAAACTGTAACGGTCGCTGGCGGCAACCTTTTCCAGATTGCTGCAGCGCAATTGGGCGATGCAACCCAATGGAATCGGATCGCTTTGCTGAACGGTTTATTAGACCCCTTTTTGACTGGCGTGCACACGCTGCAAATCCCCAGCATCGATCCGAATGCCGGCAACGGAGGTATTCTATTCAGTCGATGAGGGCAGATTTATGAGCGGTGTCGGGCGCCAGCCGCGTATGGTTCTGACTGTGAATGGAATCGAGGTTCACGAGATCTTGGCGGCTTCGGTTCGCCGGAACAATCATCTGGCGGCGGATGGATTTTCAGTAAAGCTGGCATTGAACCGTATTTCGGCCTTTGGCGGATATTCGCAATGGAGCGAGGCGAATAGGATTGACGCGACACTGGCAATGACATCGGATCAGAATGGACCAGTGGGCGTCATTTCGGGTGTGGTGGACGAAGTGACGGTCGACATGGCCAAGTCGACGCTGACGCTGACGGGTCGTGACTATTCCGCCCTGTTCATTGAGACTTTGACCGCGGAGAAGTTTCAGAACCTCACGAGCAGCCAGGTGGCGGAAACCCTCGCTGCCCGGCAGGGACTGCAAGCACAAATTACGTCAACGTCGGTCTTGACCGGTAAATATTATGATAGCGATCATGCGATGGTGACAAATGAAATCTCTCAATGGGCTTTGTTGAGCTATCTTGCGCAGCGCGAGGGATTTGATATTTTCGTAGAAGGAAAGGTGTTATATTTTCAGCCGGCGGCAAATGAAAGTAACAGCACGCCGTATGATATATTTTTCATGGATGCCGGTGCAAATATCCCCTCAAATGTGCAGCGGCTTTTGATGCGGCGCAAACTGGGCCTCGCCGCGGATGTCTTGGTCAAGGTGATATCCTGGAACCATGAGCGCAAAACTGCTATCACATCCACTCGCCGGGCGCACAAAATCAACAGCGCAACCGCTAGTGGCGGCGATCGTGCGGCTCAGTATACGTTTCGTGAGGCGGGGCTGGCCCAGACGCAAGCCGATACAACCGCACTCACGAAACTGACGGAGCTGGCCCAACACGAGCGGATCATTGAATTCGACTTGCCGGGCGACCTCACGCTCACACCCCGTTCGCTCCTTCGGTTAAGTGGCACCGGGACGGGATTTGATCAGGTCTATTTTACTTCGGAGATGCATATCAGTTTTGACCAGCGTCACGGGTTTTCGATGCGGGTGCTGGCCAAGAATGCCAGTCCTTATGAAGTCATGAACTCATGATCGAGGGGCTGCGAGACGTTATACAACGTGAGGTCGAGCGGGCACTACGACGTCGGGGCTGGCCGCGGATTGGAGTCGTCGATAGTTACGACCCGACTCGTCACGCGGTCAAAATTATGTTCGAAGACGAAGAAAAGCTCTCGAACTGGGTTCCCATCGGGTCAGCCTGGACCGGAAATGGATGGGGCTTGCATATGGCTCCGGTAATTGGTGCGCAAGTCGTGGTATCGTATCACGATGGTGACTCGAATGTGGGGTTTGTGTCGCATCAGTTGTTTAGCCAAGCCGACAATCCGTTGTCTGTTCCGTCAGGGGACATGTGGTTGCAGCACAAAAATGGAAACGCGTTTAAGCTGCATTCTGATGGCCTGGTGGAGCTCGTTTCGGGTAATGTGCAAATCGGCACGTCCGGGGCAACATTTCATCAGCTTGTGCATGATTCAATGGTCGAGCTTTTTAATAACCACACTCATTCAAATGTTGAGGCCGGTGAATCAAATTCGGGTCCACCAATGCAGCAGATGACGCAAACGGAGTTGACGCAGAATGTGAGAGCCTGCTGATGGCGGATTTATATCAGATCTGGCAGCAAGACTTGTCGTTTGATTTGACATCGGACCTGAAGTTGGCCACCGGCTCGGAGGCTGGGCGGCAACGTGTTTTGCGTCGTTTGCTGACCAACCCAGGCGATTACTTCGCCCATTCCGACTATGGTGCCGGACTGCCCGCAAAAGTTGGATCGCTGACGACGCCGCCGGAATTGCAGGCGCTGGTCCTGTCCCAGATGCTGCTCGAACCCGTCGTTGCGCAAGATCCGCCGCCAACGGTGAGTGTGACCAGTATAACAAATGGCGTTGCGATCCTGGTGACCTATAATGATGCTGTTACGGGTGGGCCCGTTGTTTTGGCGTTTGATATACGAAGTTGATTGCGGCCAACGCGCAAATTGCCTGATGAGGCACTGGGGCAAATCTCATGAGTGAAAGTGTAACCGGTCAGACCCAGGGGTTTTCGGCGTTGGTCAGCGGCCAGGTGGTGGTCATGCAGGCTCAGGCGGATCCAACGGCACCACTGGATTTTTCTATCGGTTCCGTATTGCGTGCGCTGGTTGAAAGCACAGCCTGGCTGGGTTTGTGGCTGCAAGGACTCATTTTGCAGGTTTTGACGCTGACCCGCGCATCGACGAGCAATGGCAGCGACCTTGACAGCTGGATGGCGGATTTCGGCGTCTCGCGCATTGCGGCGACGTTCGCGGGGGGAGCGGTCAATTTTGGGAGGTATACGCCAACGTCCGCGGCCGCGGTGCCGGTCGGAGCGCAGGTTATGTCGGCCGACGGAACACAGATTTTTCTTGTACGGGCCGACCCAACGCAGCCCACCTTCAGTGCCGTATCGAACGCCTATATTATCCCAACTGGCGTCGCCTCCGGCATGGTGACGGTACAAAATACCGTTGCAGGCACCGCCGGCAACGCCGGAATTGGTTTGATATCGATTTTATCGACACCCATCAGCGGCATTGACTATGTGACGAATACGGTGGCAATGGCCGGCGGTACGGCGGCGGAGAGCGATGCAGCTTTGCGCACCAGGTTTCAGGCGTTTATCGGTACGCGCGCGCAGGCGACAACCGGCGCCGTCGGCTATGCCGTCAGCAGTACGCCAGGCGTCGTCAGCTATACGATCACGCAGAATCAGGATTATGCGTCTCCTTATGCTTATGATCCCGGTTCATTTTACGTGGTGGTGGACGATGGGAGCGGGGACCCACCGGCCGCGCTGGTAACGACTGTTGCCGGTAACGTCGCAGCGGTTGCGGGGTGTGGCATAAGATCAGCGGTGTTCGGGGCCTTGAACGCGCCAGTTGCCATTGCGATGACGCTGACGGTCGCCACTGGGTATAATAACAGCGGCGTCGCGCCAAGCGTGCAAAGCGCGGTGACGACGTACGTCAGTTCGCTGCCCCTGGGTACAACGACGTTGTCGATTGCCGGGGTGTCGGCCATTGCCGTTGGTGTGACGGGCGTTGGCTCGATTGCGGGCGTCACAATCAACGGCGCATCGGCGGATTTCAGCCTTACGTCTGCGGTTTCGAATCAAAAGGTAATTCGTGCCGCCTCGGTCACGGTACTGACGTAATGGCGACTGGCGATCAACCGGATTGCGCGAATCGGCTATTGGCTCTGCTACCTCCCTGGTTTGTGCCCGGTGGCTCTTCGACATTGGGCGTGGTTTTGCAAGGGGCAGCGTATGTTTCGTCGTTCGCCTATTCCCTTATTGCGTTTGCGCGTCAACAGACACGTATCGGCACCGCGACCGGTGGATGGCTTGACCTCATCGCTTACGATTATTTTGGCTACAACATTCAGCGCTTGGTGGGTCAGGGCGACGGCTCGTTCCGGGCAGAAATTGAAGCGAATATTCTTCCGTCCGCCGGCTCCCGGCAGGCGCTGATTTCCGCGCTGATCAGCTTGACCGGGAGGGAGCCGGATATTTCAGATCCGTGGAGTCCGGTAACAGCGAGCGCTTACGGCGTCGGCACAACTGCCTACGGCGAGGCCGGTGTGTATGGCTCGTATGCGATGCCGGGTGAGTTTTTTATCACCGCGTTTCGGCCGGACGATGGCGTTCATATGGCGACGGATGCGCAGATTTACGCGCGGATTGCGAGTGTTATCCCTGCCGGTTCACGGGCGTGGACGGCGTTGGCAAATTAGGCGAGGCTCATGGATCGCGTTATTGTCTATCCCGGCACGGTGCCACAAGACGGCGATATTTTGTCGACCAATAAGAATGCAATGATATCGGATGCGTTTATCATGCAGTCGATATTTGGTTTGAATACGGTTGCGGCGGGGTTGAATTGCACGCCCGGTACGGGCCTCAGCGTGGTCATTGGACCCGGGACGCTCAACCAGGTTTTGCCAGTGGATGCGACAGCATATGGATCGCTCGCCGCAGATACGTCTGATGCACTGGTCAAGACGGGTATCAACCTCAGCCCAACGGTTCTTGCGCTTTCGGCGCCGGTGGAGGCAGGCACTTCCATCAACTATCTCATTCAAGCGCAATTTGTGGAGCAAGACGAGAATCCGATAACGCTGCCGTACTTCGATGCGGCCAATCCGACGGTTCCATACACCGGCCCACTTAACGGAGGTGGCACGAACAATACCGTGCGTCGCCAATTCGTTCAGCTTCAGACGGCAGCGAATGTCATTGCGGCGCCGAGCGGCACACAGACGACGCCTGCGGCTGACACGGGGTTCGTTGGACTTTGGGTCGTGACGGTTGCAGCCGGGCAGACGGCAATTTCGGGCGGTAACATCACGCAATATGCCGGTGCCCCGTTCGCACCGTTTTTGTTGCAGCATCTTCGCCCAGGTTTCTCGTCGCAGCGGGTCTTTCCGGCCTCGGCCACGTGGCAGGTGCCAGCTATGGTAAATTTGGTTCGCTTGCGGATTTGGGGAGGTGGTGGTGCGGGCGGCGGCGGGGGCGGGTATGTGGGTGGCGGCGGCGCCGGCGGCGAATATGTTGAGGCTGTGGTCAGCGTCACGTCTGGAGCATCCTATGTGGTGACGATCGGGGCCGGTGGGGCTGCCGGCATCGGTAGTGGCAGCGCGGGCGGAAACTCCTCGTTTGGCGCGCTGGCAACGGCGACCGGTGGTGGGGGTGGCGGTGCCGGCAACGGAACGAACGTGGGCGTTGGCGGCGATTTTGGGGGGTCTGCCGGCTTAAGCACCGCGGTTCAGGGTGATCCGATCATTCTATCCGGTGTTGGCGGCGGCAATGGTCTGAGCTTTGGTACGGCCGGCGTTGTGATCAGCGGGACGGGTGGCGGATCGGGCTATAGCGGCACGGGTGCGCCGGTTGTTGCGGCCCCCGTGAGCGGCAGCATCAATGGGCAGAGTGTCACTACGCCGGGATGTGGCGGGTCAGGTGGCATCGGGTCCGGCACGGGT